GGGGTCAGTTTTTGCCATTTCTGGCATTGTCTCCTTATTTGTTAATTCGTAATTTTGTAGTTGTTTCTAGCGGAAGATCCGCTGGATGGTCCCAGGCCTTTGCTGCCGTGTAGGTGTGCCAAGCCACCGTTTCCTAGCATAGCCGGCCAATGGTGTGCATACCATTGGAGCTCCGTCATGCCTGTATTTAGGATCGGCATCTTGCGCCCACGGGCGGCACCACCCATAGTCACGACCTTCCTAGGTTTGACTGCCGGCTCTGATGGAAAATCCTTCAGTCGACGCACCCACCCCATCTCGAGTGGGCTCAGTATGGTCTTGAGCATAGTGTCGGCTTTGGCGAGCAGGTCAGTCCAACGGGATCTAGACCTGGCAATACGCTCCTCAGACCACCCGGCGCGCATTGCGAGCCGTCTCTTCAACACGTCTGGCTCTGGATCAACTATGTTCAGCTTGATCGAGTAGCCCCTGTCAGAGTGCCCCAGAAGAACAGTCCACGGTGGGAACTGAGTCGTCAGTTCCAACACGCCGTGCGACACTAGATAAGCGTCAACCTGTCTCCTCACTCCAGTGCGGGCCACTTCTACGTCGGTGTGACGCTGGGCCATTATGTATGAGCCTGAAGGCACCTTGTGCAGCACATGCTCTAAGTCTTCACGCCCCACACCAGCACTAGTGTATGTGGTTTTTCCCGCGGCGTTGGGCGCGAGCCACACAGTCAGGACGGGTCGTGATGATAGATTGGCAAGTGATGCAACGCGGACAGCATCGTCGATGCAGCGGCTCGAGAACACCGAAGATCGCAGCTCCACTGGACGTATGGGTATGGCGAAGGCAGATTTGATCCAGCTATATAGGGCTGAATCCAGTCTCGAAAACGCGAGTGGCACGGTCCTAGCATCCACCGGTATCTCAATGCGCCCCAGCCAGTGTGGAGGTGCGTGTGACAGCAATCTCATCAGTCCTCCAGCTAGCTCGACGAGCCTGGCATCAACCTGCAGCCTGGCGAGTATCTCCTCCGTGTTGGTGGCCCGACGGTCGGTCTTGGCCCAAGATGTCCACATCTGTATGAGCTGGTCTGGTATGGCCGCTGGTCCCGGCACCAACAACTCCTGGGCAACCATGACGTTGCTCCGCTCCGGCCAGTTGCGCAGGGCAAACTCCTTATGAGCATCCGACCGCTGTTTTGTATACAGCTTCGAATAAGACTCTTTGAGGCACTGCTGCAGGTAGAAATCCCACTTGTCCTGCGATATCAAGTGCTGAGGTATCACTTTCTTCTTCAGCTCCACCCATTGCTGTGAAGCTCCGCTTGGTGCCGAGTCCAGTGGAATTGGTTTGGCTTCGATTTCCGGTGGTAGTTGGATAGGCCCAGACATTCCATACCACAATGGGCTGATAGACGAACCATGCCGATATGACCACCATTCTAACCTTTTCCAGCCGTCCTCGCGCGTGTCGTCCGGTACGCGCATACTGGCATTGATTATCTCATATGCGAGGCTCCTGGCCCATGGCAGCGGTACCCCACGGGTGTGGAGCTCCCAAAGGTTGGACGACACAGATGAAACAGCTGAGTCGTACCATATGTGAACATCCTGATACCAGTTGCCACTGGCTAGCTGTGCTAGCATGGCAAACATCGGTCGCACTGGTAACGAACCCGCGACACAATTCCGCTGCAGAAATTCGTGGTATGCTCTCCCAGCTAGCTGTTTCTCAGGCTTCAGTTCAAAACCAGCTAAGGCATGCCCGAGGACGTAGAAGAAGGCATCGCCCCAGGTTTTGAAGAGGGTGTCCTCATCATCCCCTGTGAAGTTCGCAGAAATTGGGGCTATGGACGGCCCCATAACCTCCAACATCTCGCACACACTGCGACTGTAGACCCCGTGGAGTATCGTGTTATCGCGGGCAGTGTCGCGACTCCCACTAAACAGTGTTCCGAAGGTTCTGTATATGTCACCCAGACCGTCCCTGGCCCAGCAATTTCGCATGCTGGCGGCAACCCAGGCACAACATCGGATTTTTTGGCGCGACACTTTTGACCTACCACCCAACTTAGCCCAAGCATACATAAAAGCCAAGTTCAGATCAGCTAGGGTGGACATCTCATGCTCTGTGTTGTAGTCGGTGTAATCGAGCGAGAACCAGCAATTGCCTGGCCGCATGTGGTTGGCGGCAGCAACCCAATCGGCGACGTCAGCTGGCGTCTGCTTCCCTTTCATGCCCCATACATTCATGAACTTCTCGATGTGGACGGATGCGTAGCCACTCACAATCTGATGTATGTCATCGGTGGCATACAAAGCCCGTTGCTTCCCTCCAGGCTCCGGCTTGGTACTACCGCGTGCCAAGCATCTTGGTGTGACGTTGAGCGCGAACCATGGATAGTCCGGTGGCAAGGCCTCCCAGGCACCTTTCTTCCCAGGGCGTGCAGCCGAGTTCAGCCTCTGGTCCTCTTGAATCAAGGTGGACACCAGCTTCTTTGCTGTGGTGGCCCCAGTCGGAGACCAAGCCCAACGCGAGGCCCACCATTTGTCGATGTCATCCAGTACGGGCCCATTCAACATTGCCGCCACTATTTCGCGTGTGACCTTGAGACAGTTAGAACGCACCAACTTCTTCCAACGGTTTGTAGACAAGCTACCATCATGCTGCAGCGCGAAGTGCATGGGCACGTTCTCTGTCCGCCGTAGCTTTTCAGCAGCCCAGTCAGCTTGGTCCTTGGTGCGCACGCAGCAATTGAATATCTTCCGCAGCATCATCACATGCTTTGGCTTTGCTCCGCAATTCCATAGACGTGGGCACCTCCTAAAAGCATTGGCCCACCCCTTGAAAACATCCGGCCACATCGGCAATGGCACCAAATGCATGCCGCTACCGACAATGCCATCCACAATGGTTGCTTCAAGCGAGTTGATGCCAAATATCATAGATGCAACAGTCCACTGTGGATTTCCGAAGTTTGTGGCCAGCAGCTCCTTCTCCCACAATCTTGGCGCCCGCTTGAGCACAGTGTAGACCGTTGGCAATGTCAGGGTGATGATGGCCCCAGTGCCGGTATCACCTTCTGGGAACTGGGCCCAGCAGGTAGCGGGATGCCCAACATGCAGTTGTTTGATGCGTGCACGAAGCAGATCTGCCGTGATGCGCCCGTGGTGGGTCTCCGGCCACATAGTTGACATGCCAAGCAGAAAATAGTCCTCTGGGTCGGCAACAGTGCTGTAAAAAAGGGTTTTAAGCCACCCCTCCCCAAGTCTTCCCTTCCGTCGGGATACTTCCGCAACTATTGTTCTGTGGAACTCTACAGTTCCTGCGATGGGTGGTGGCTTAAAATCCATTCCGGGGATTGGTTTGCTCACAGCTTCTGCCAATCTGTTCAGGCAGGCAGCGTGAGCTACCCGACTCGGTGACATCCCTATTTGGCCCCCCCAGGTGGCTCTTGGGTGCCAGGGGCAAGGGGCTCGATCCTCACGGCCGTAGCAGTGACAGCGAGTTGTGTCGTGCCAGTGACAGTCGAAGTCGAAGTTTGGGTCACCTCGACTTTCCGTACTTCCGCCGAGCGCTTCCGCACTACAGGTTTCGCTGGGCTTTTTGCTGCTGGTGGTGTTGATGCCTTGCGCCGGGGAGCTGTCCCCGAGGTGGTGGATGTCCCCGAACCAGCCGTCGCCCCTGGTGCAGTCGCACCACCAGTCGACCCTCCCACCGACTTGGTAGCCAACTGCTGCGCGGGAAGAGACTGTGACGTACTCCCAGAAGCGCTGTGAAAAGACGACGACCCCAATGCTTTGTCGCCTCCATCTGGATCTTTCCCAAACATGCCCCCAACATGCAGTCCTAACGTCCCCAATTTGGCGAGGTCGCCCGTGATAGATGCCAGCGCGATCCCCTGGCTCGTCCCAACTGCTGCATCAACTGCGTGCGCCTGGGCGTGCTGTTGTATCGGACTGTCTGGGTGTTTCACGAAGTCGAACAGGCCCACCCCCCCGTGTGGTGGGGTGGCAGTGCCCGAGTCAGACTGCTCTGAGTCCGTATCGTCGCCACCCGATTCAGCAGGGGTAGACAGCCCTCCTTTTCCCGCTTTCGCTGCCCCTTCTAGACCGACTGCCAGCTGTTCCCAGCTGTCGGGCACCTCAGCAGCAGCCGGCTTTTTGGGCCCTGGCTGTTCCGGGCGGTGATCAACCACCCCGTGTTTGTCCTTGAACCTGTCCCCCTTCTTGTCATAATACCTCTCAAATGTGCCAGGCAATCGGTCAGTGGGTTTCAAGCCGAGAGTTTCACGCAACATATCCTCTGCAATTTCCCCAGCCATGACAGTTGTACACAGTGTTGCAGCCAGATCAGCCACGTCAGGATCCCAGTTTAGCAACACCTTGTCTTTGGGGTCCCAATCAGTTGGCCCCAATGGCTTCAATGGCACTGGCTCATGCCTCTGCATGGCCTTCCATCTGTTATCAAACCCAGCGTCTATGAGCTCGCTGTACTTGGCATTGCTCATCTTCCACCCCTCCTTCTTGGCCTGCCGGTTTACTGCTTCACCGGCTTCAATGAGGGAGGCAAGTAACTGTGTTGGGTCGTACCCAGCAACTGCCAGTCCGTAAAGCTCATTGGGAACGTCCTCCCCCATTGCGACCACCTTGCTGCGCATGTAATTGGTAGCTTTTACAGCCAGGGCCGATACTCGATTCACCCTCTCAAGCTCAGCAGCATGCCTGTCCCCGCGGAGCATCTTAGCCCTCGATGTGGCCAGCCCCTGAATGTTGGCCACCTTCTCATCGAAGGTCATTGATGGGTCTGAGGCGAGGGTGTCAGCCAGGTTGAATCCCTGCTTGGCAAGCCTGAGGGCCTCTGTGCGTATCCCCTCAACCTTGGTGGCAGCAGCAAACAGCTGCAGACCACTTGCAGTCGAGCGTGCCACAGCGGCGCGTCTGCCCTCGTCCTGCCCAGCTAAGAAATCCAACCACTGAACGTCGGCCAGCATGCTCTGGGCGTCTTGGAAAGCTTTAGCTGCTTCACACTGCACCTTCGAACTTACGTTCGGCAGACCCACAGGCGCCATGGCTTGATTGAGGCGAACCAAAAACCTGTACATTGCAGTCTGGTTGCTCTTGCTGCTCCTCACAATGGGGTTGACGGCCTTCACCAAAGTACCAGC